AAACGGAGCAGGTAAAAGCACTGTTCTAGATGCTCTTACTTTTTCTTTGTTTAATAAACCCTTTCGTAAATTACAAAGTCTCAGTTAGTTAATGCTGCAAATGAAAAGGATTGTACTGTTGAAATAGAATTTACAACATCAGGTTTTGATTGGAAGATAGTTCGTGGAATTAAACCAAACGTATTTGAAATATGGAGAGATGATGAATTACTAAATCAAAATTCTGCAGTTAATGATCAACAGAAGTGGTTGGAAGAAAATGTATTGAAGTTAAATTATAAGTCATTTACACAGATTGTAGTATTAGGTAGTGCATCTTTTGTTCCTTTTATGCAATTAAATGCACCAAATCGTAGAGAAGTGATTGAAGATATATTAGATATTAAAATATTTTCTGCGATGGGATTATTATTGAGAGAAAGAGTTAGGTCTACAAATGAAAGAATCAGAGAACTTACAATCAAAAAGGATTTAACTGAGGAAAAAATAGATATGCAGAAATCATTTATTAATGATTTAGAAGAAACTGGTCGAAAGGATATTGATAAGAAGAAGAAAAAGTTAGAGAATATATTTGTTGGTATTGGAACCCATCGTCAAATCATTGGAGAAACTGATAAGAAATTAAAAAGTATCAATGATGACATGGAATCGTTTTCAAATTCTAACAAAAAGTTACGAAAATTAGGTAACTTAAAAGGCAAATTATCTAATAAAGTATCGAACATTACCAAGGAACATAAGTTCTTTAGTGATAATGTAACATGCCCTACATGTACTCAATCTATAGAAGAATCGTTTCGGTTAAATAAAATTAACGAGGCAGAATCGAAGGCAAAAGAACTCAAAAAGGGTTACGAAGAACTGGAGTCTGCCATCAAACTCGAAGAAGAACGAGAACAAACTTTTAAAATTTTAACCTCGGAGGCCACGAAACTCACGCATGAAATTTCTAAAACCAATACAAGGATTTCTGGACTTGAAAATCAATCTAGAGACCTCGAACAAGAAATTCAAACAATTACCGAACAACTTAAAAATCGAACTGCTGAGAAACATGCGTTAGAAACTCTACAATCACAACTCGACGACCTCCAAAAAGACCAATCAGAATTTAGAGAAAAGAATGCTTACCACGAGTTTGCACATTCACTGATGAAAGATGGTGGAGTTAAGTCAAAAATAATTAAAAGATATCTCCCATTAATGAATCAGCAGATCAATAAGTATCTGCAGTTGATGGATTTTTATATCAACTTTTCATTAGATGAAGAATTTAAAGAAAGTATCAAGTCACCAGTTCACGAAGACTTTAGTTATGAGTCCTTTAGTGAAGGTGAAAAGATGAGAATTGACTTGTCTCTTCTATTTACTTGGAGAGATATTGCCAAGATGAAAAACTCTGTCAGCACTAATTTATTGATACTTGATGAGATATTTGATAGTTCACTTGATGGGTTTGGAACTGATTACTTTACTAGAATTATTAAATATGTTGTAACCGATGCAAATGTATTTGTTATATCACACAAAACAGATGAATTGGTTGACAAGTTTGACAACATATTAAAATTTGATAAGATAAAAGGATTCAGTAAACTTACTACTTAGAACAATGAAAGTCCCTAATTGGCAGCATCATTCCAAGAAGGAACAGAAGCGTCATCTTAAGCCTCAAGCATTACGTCAGGCAAGAAAAAGAAGAAACCACTTGAAAAAGTGTCTACTAAACCCTCCCAAGCGGAGGGTTTTGGAGTATCATAGGGGTATAAGATAAGAAAGTCCAATGAACGTCAATCACGAAATCAAATCACAACTCGCTAAATTACTTGCTACTGAAGACCTTATTGTAGAGCACAAGCACGTAGAGACAGCATCATTCAATGTCCATGATCGTGTTCTTACACTACCTTGTTGGGAAAAAGCAAGTAGTCTAGTTTACGATTTACTTGTAGGACACGAAGTTGGCCACGCATTGTTCACACCTGATGAGGAGTGGTGGGTAGATCATCAAATCTCACCAGGCATCGTAAATGTGGTTGAAGATGCTCGTATTGAGAAGTTGATGAAGCGTAAGTATGGTGGACTTGCAAAGTGTTTCTATCGTGGATACAACGAGTTGCATGAAGATGATTTCTTTAAGTTAGAGGATGAGGATGTAAACGAAATGACTCTACCTGATCGTATCAATCTTCACTTCAAGTTAGGTAACTTTGTTGATATTAATTTTTCTATCGAAGAGAAGCACTTTGTTGCAAGAATCGATCAGTGTGAGACATTCCAAGATGTATTAGAAGTATCAAAAGACTTACACGATTTCTGTAAGGCAAATGATGAGAAGAAAAAGCAAGAGAAAGTAGATGATGCTGAACCACAAGGTATTCCATTTGGTTCAAGTGATTCATCTGATAATAGTCCATCAGACTCACAAGAGGGAACAGATGAGAAAGATGGCGAATCAGAAGGTGGAAATGTAAAGACAGAAGAGACTCAGACCAAAGGAGATACACCTCAAGATCCAGCACAACTTCAAACTGGTGATTCTTCAAGTTCATTAGATGGTCAATCAAGTCTTGATGTAAAGACAGACAGATCACTTCAAGAGTCACTCAAGGATCTTATAGATCAAGATGATTACTACAGAGATACTAACTACATCGAGATTCCAAATATTGATCTTAAGAAAGTAATTGTTGAGAATGGACTTCTTCATTCAAGAATCGACAAAGAGTGGAGAGAATCACATCCTGATGAGTCTGTATTCAGATTTTCAGATAAGGAGTTCTTTGAGTTTAAAAAGTCTGCACAGAAAGAAGTCAACTATCTTGTTAAAGAGTTTGAGTGTAAGAAATCTGCTGATGCTTATGCTCGTGCATCAACTGCAAGAACTGGTATCCTAAACACAGGAGTCCTTCATACATACAAGTTTAATGAAGATCTATTTAAGAAGGTTACAGTATTACCTGATGGTAAGAATCACGGTCTAGTATTCATTCTTGATTGGTCTGGTTCGATGTCTCGTATTATGCTAGACACTTTGAAGCAGTTATATAATCTAATGTGGTTCTGCAAGAAAGTTCAGATTCCATTTGAGGTTTATGCATTCACTAGCTGCTATCCAAAGTTTGGTGGAGTAGATCCTTTATGTGAGGCCAAAGTTAATCAGTTTGATGTAGATAGGAATTTTTCATTACTCAATATGTTTACCAGTAAAACAAAAGGTAAGGTATTAGAAAAGCAAATGAAGTCTATGTTCAGAATTGCAAGCACATTTGGATACCATACATATGGTGAAGATAGATACAACGTTCCTCTAGGTCTAAATCTATCTGGAACACCATTACACGAGACTTTGATTGCTTTACATCAGATTCTCCCATCTTTCCAGAAAGATAATGATGTACAAAAGGTTCAGTGTGTAATTCTAACTGATGGAGAAGGTCATCCACTTACATATCATAGTGAGCACGTTAGTCATTTTGACCCAACTAAGACATATCTTGGTTCTAATAATAGTGCAAGAAAGAATTGTTTCTTAAGATGTCGCAAAACTGGAAAGACTTATAACTTTGGAGAAGGTTGGTATGGTAGTGCTTCTTATACAGATGCATTCTTGAAGAATCTTCGTGACAAGTTTCCAAATATGAACTTCATCGGTATTCGTCTTTTGACCTCTGGAGATTCTTACAGTTTCCTAAGTGCTCATCTTGATGGTACAGACCTTATCAATGCAAGAGTGGTATGGAGAAACACCAAGACCGCATCAATCAAGACTTCTGGATATCATACTTACTTTGGATTATCATCTAATGCTTTGAGTAATGACACAGAGTTTGAAGTCAAAGAAGATGCAACAAAGGCAGATATCAAGAAAGCATTTGCTAAGACTCTTAAAGGTAAGAAGATGAACAAAAAGATATTGAGTGAGTTCATCGAATTGGTGGCATGATAAATACTTGCAACAATTAATTTAAACCCATGAGTAGATTTGGCGATTTATTGGGTGGCAATATTACTCCACCCACACCACCTGTTCCAGTAGAACCAGAACCCGATGTAGTAGAGGGTGATTCTGATGAAGGCCAAGTTGATTTGGAATCTCTATCTAAGATAGAGTTAGAGGAGTTTGGTAGAGAACTAGGTATTGAATTAGATCGTAGACATAGTAAGAAAAAATTAGTTAAAGAATTAGAGGACGAACTAAAAAAACAAGAAGAATGAAATCTTATCACATCTACTTAGAAGATAAATGTCTGTTTAAGAATTTAAATCAAGAAGAGTTTGATGTTGTATGGAATAAAATATATAAGTCTTATTGGACAGAGGACTTAACTTACTCTTGTTGTGAAGCAGACAAGGTAGAACAGATGGAATCCAGTTATTAAACTGGCACATTTGTTATAGATATAATGTCTAGGTGCATTATAATAGGTGTAACGAAACAAATTACATCATGACTAAAAAAACATTTGCACCATTTGAACTTAAAATGACAGAGCAGCAAGCATTTGACGGATTAAAAAGCACATACGGTAATGAACTTACTGCTGCTGATGTTCGTGCATTTGCTGCAATGAACAACATTGGATACGGAACTGTAACTAAAAAAATCAAAAAGTACAGAGTTAGTCCAGGCAAGTGGAATCTTACAGTAACTAAAAAGTCTGTAGAGAATATTGAGAAGTCTTTTCAATCTCCATCTGCGATGCCAGCTGTAGAAAAGAACTTAGTTCCACAGAAAGATGACACTTTTGTGAAGTTTGGTTCTTTCCAAGATGTTAAAAGAATTATTGCATCTAAGGTAAATGAACAGGACAAGTTATCATCATTACCTGGCGGAAAGTCATTCACACAAGAATTGGTATTTACTACA